CTAATTGCCGCCGGTGAAGTGAATAAAGACCGCTCACCGTATGCCAGCAAAAGCGCCATCCGTGATGTGCATTCTCGCCGTCTGGCTAATCTCGAATACCTGAAATCCTGCGAACTAGAAAATAAAGTCACCGGTGAGCGAATCGATCTCATAAGTAAGGTGATGGGGAGTATTTCTAACCCTGAGATCCGCCGTATGGAGCTCATGAATACTATCGCTGGTATCGAGCGTTATGCCGCCAGTGAGGGTGATGTCGGGATGTTTATCACGCTGACCGCGCCGTCGAAATATCACCCGACCCGTCAGGTCGGCAAAGGAGAAAGTAAAACCGTTCAGCTTAATCATGGCTGGAATGATGAGGCGTACACCCCGAAAGATACGCAGCGCTATCTGTGCCATATCTGGAGCCTGATGCGCACGGCGTTTAAGGATAACGATTTACAGGTTTACGGAATGCGCGTGGTTGAGCCGCATCATGACGGCACGCCACACTGGCACATGATGCTGTTTTGCAAACCCGGCCAGCGCAAAGAAATTACCGACATCATGCGCCGCTATGCCCTGAAAAAGGATGGTGACGAGCGGGGCGCTGCGAAACAGCGCTTTCAGGCGAAGCATCTCAATCAGGGGGGTGCTGCGGGCTATATCGCGAAGTACATAGCAAAAAATATCGACGGTTACGCCCTCGATGGTCAGCTCGATCATGACACCGGCAAACCACTACAGGATACCGCTGCCGCTGTAACGGCGTGGGCGTCGACGTGGCGCATACCTCAATTTAAACCGATTGGCTTGCCGACAATGGGCGCTTATCGCGAGCTGCGCAAACTGCCTCGCGGTGTCAGTATTGCCTCGGAATTTGATGATCGCGTCGAAGCGGCTCGTGCTGCTGCCGATGAAGGAGAGTTTGATTTATACATTGCTGCGCAGGGTGGGGCGAATGTGCCACGCGATAGCCAGACCGTCAGGGTAGCCCGCAACGTGACTGATGAGGTCAACGACTACGAAGAAGACATCGAGCGCATCGTCGGGATTTATGCCCCGCATATCGGCACTAATCACATTCACGTTACCCGGTCAGCAGACTGGCGCATAGTTCCAAAGATTTTGGCCGTTGAGCCTTTGACTTTAAAAAGCGGTATCACCGCGCCTCGGAGTCCTGTCAATAACTGTGGAAAGCTCACCGGCGGTGGCGATCCAGTTATGACTCCTACACCGTCTGGGCAAGCCACAGCGGTGTTAAATCTGGTTGATAGTGGCGTTATCGGGTGGGATGACCCCGAGGTCGTGACGGTGCTCAGGGGCGCACTAAAGCATGATGCGCCGAAACCAATGCGACAGCAAAGAAGCAGTGAACCGTTGAAACCGAATCAGATTGCGCCATCGGGGCGAATGACTAAAGCAGAACGTGAGCAGATACCTCGCATTCGCTTCGAGCTGGCTCAACAGGGTATTACGCCGCAGAGGTGGGAGCTACAGGCACTGGCGTGCGGGGCAACTGTACTATTTGACGGAGAGAAATTTTCTTATCCGGTAACTATTGGATGGCCGGGGTTCTAAGTAGGAAATATTTAAAATACTGCGTTGTATTTATGAAGCCCCGAGGCATGAATGCATGGGGCTTATTCTATAATGCGTAGAATTGGCTTTTTCTTAAAATAATCCCTCTTTTAAATGATGCAGTTTCGGTGAGTCAATTATAGCCCATCGTAAAAAAGCAGAAAATTCGTATTCTACTTTCAGCATGTTTTGTATTTTTTTCTTTATAATATATCTTTCTTCTTCTAAAGTATCTTCATCATCATACTGCCAAAGTAGCCCCAAGAATTTTCTGTATTGAGTCATAAGCCTTTTCAGCAAAAAAGTTCTTGATAGTTCTTTATTTCCGGTGCTCTCGCTATTAAAAACCTCATCTAGCAAAGAGACTGTCATTTTTGTTTTTTCATCTGTCAGCATAGCGGTGATGTTTACTTTTTTAGCATGTGCTGTTATAGGAAATTCATGCTTTACTGCCATGAGAACGTCAATATCTGTACTTGTGCAATCCAAAATGTCATCATACTTACTTCTTTTTATGCCATTACATCTTGCACATGCGAAAAATAGATTTTTCCAGTCGTATTTTTTTCCGTTATCTATGTTTTTATGTGGTTTGAAATGTTCAACATTTAATGATATTGGGTCTTTTATTTCACATATGTAGCACTTGTTGTAAAAGTCTTTTGCTAGTTGTTCGATGACATCTTTGCCGCTGTATGACCCCTTTTTCTCTAATGAGGTAGGTGCAGGTAAGGTTTTTATAACGCGAAACATTATGCCCCCTTCTTTTCATCACGAAGAAACATTTTGGCTTTTATAAAAAATACAGCACTTTCATCATCGAGTTTATCGTTGTGCGGGGCAAGTTTTTCAACTAACTCGGTTACAGCAACAATATCAGGAACACTTTCGGAAAGTAATCCCGAAAGCCTTTTTATATCCTTTTCTAATGACATAGATACTACCGGCACTCCTAGCAAACCCTCAACTATAGCTTCGTATGAGTAATTAGAGAGGTTCGTGAACTCTTGCTTGCTACTAAGATCAAAAACAACAGCCTTTTCAAGTGAACCAATTACAAATGGAGAGTGAGTTGTTACTATGAATTGGATTTGTGGATAAAGATTGCTTAAAAAAGGTAATATTTTTCTTTGTAATGATATATGGAGGTGGGCATCAATTTCATCAATTAAAACCACGCCCTGCATATCTTGAGGTGATGTTTTATATGCCTCCGTTACCATTATCAATTCCGACAATATATTAAATATTGAAGAGTAACCAGAGGATAGTTTTTGAAGGCTATAGGGTTCCTTACCATCCTGGTAAAGAAGGAAATTAAATCCATCAGAGTCAAATTTCAATTTAAATGATTCGTCCTCCATTAGAATGGAGATGTTTTTCTCAAGTTCATCAAACCAATTCTGTATTTTACGTGATAAGTCAAAGTCTTTATCAAGGCTTTCTGCGAAAGACTGCCTCGTCTTCAGGTTAACTAAGTGGCTTTCAAATTCACCACCCAGTCTCTGCTCGTTAATTTGAAATTTATTATTTGAAATCTTATCATCAAGACTTGCCTTTGTTGCTCCGGAAGATGCATTGATGTCAGATTTTCGTTCTGCAATGAAATATTTATAGATTGCCTTTCCTTCATCTAACGATGCGCAGAAACTAATTGTATCCGAGACTGTGGTTTCAACTCCGGTATCGTATTTTTTTACCTCTTTAATAGCATAGTTATATTGATATTCAGCTTGAGCGTACTGGCTTGTCCCCTTAGGGTTTTGGTCCATTTGGTGCTTCCACTGAGCTGTGTTTAGAAGTAATTGTTCTTTTGCATCGTGATTTTTTTCTATATATGTATGCTGAATGTGTCTGTCTATTTTATTTAAGAGTGTTGTCTTTCCACACCCATTCCCACCAGTGATAATTAAATCTTTCCCTCCTATGTGGATAGTTATATCGTCTACTGCATTCGGATGCTTGTAGTTTATTTTTTCAATGTGTTTTCTCATCGCTTCCTCTTATGTAGGTTAATTAAATTCTGAATGTCAATATTAGCATTCAATGCATTGTATACTGCACGAATCTGCATTCGCAAAAATGGATAAAATTGCCCGCTACTTGGCAGCATTGGCGCGGTTTGGGTAGGAGCATGCTTACGCATTAAAATCGACACCTTAAGCGGGCAGGCGTGGCGGGGAAAGCATTGCGCGCCCGGCGTGGTGCTGATAATTATTTTCTCGCGTCTGAGCGCGTCGCTGTGAGGTCGTAACCTGTGCGGATGAGCGGTAAGGTGTTGCGGTGTATTGTCGGCGTGTGGTGCTGCTGTGGGCGTCTGATGCGGGGCAGTAAAAAGCCGCCTCTCGGCGGCTGCGGTTGTTACTCGTCCTCGGGCTCTAGTGAGTATTTTTTAAAGCGGATAATCTCTTCGCCTGCCCATTCGTTCAGCTCAATAAAGCGCGACTGTAGCGGGCTGAGCTCGTTACGCACAAATACCTTCGCTACCTTCTCAACGTCACCCAATGAGCCTACATTTTCCGGTTTGCCTCCCATGAGCTGGAACGGGATGCGATGTGCATCGAGCATATCGGCGGCGCTGACTTTCTTGATGTTAAAGAAATCATCTTTCGTCGCGACTTCGCTCAGCGGCACGATTTTAATCCCGTCGGCTTTGCCGTTCGGCGCGTAGAAAAACAGATTCTTAAAATTCCCGAGTCCTTTGGAGTCCCGCATCGCCTTGCGCAGCGCTTCGACGTCAGTGCTGCTTTGCGCGGCGTCGGTCACGTACATGATGTACCCGGCGTGCGCCCCGTTCTGGTAATACTTGCGGCGAAATAGCGTCGCGGCTTCATTCAGCCAGGCGGAATTGAGTGCGCTCAGGTACTCCGGTAGGCCGTACACCTCCTGGTTGATATCGGGTTCGAGCAGGTGAAAGACCGAGCCGGATGCGAACTGGTGCGGCTGCGAGTCGGATTGCATGTACCAGTAGGTGTCATCCACCACCCCGCGCCGGGTGTATTTCGCCGGTGAGGTCTCCAGTTTGAGCGGCTTGCCTGACAGACTGACGCGCTTCTCAATAAACGCGTTACCGAAGACCAGGAAGTCGAGCACAAACCGGCTGAAGTCCTGCTGTGACAGTAACGGGTGCGGAATGTAGGTGGAGGCCAGAATGTTACGTTTCACGTAAATCGGTGAGCTGTGGTGGACGGCAGCCCGCAGGCTTTTCGCCAGCCCCGAGAAACTCACCGGCGGCTCGTACCATCGCCCGTTATCGACGCACTCGACGTAATCGAGAATGTCGCGCCGGTCGAGCACCGCCGTCGGCTCACCAAAGGTGAACGCCTCCATACTCTGAGCGGGCGCGGTGTGCTGCTGCGGTTTTGCGGTGTATTGGACTTTCTTGTTTTGACGTTTGCTCATCAGTTCCATTCCATGATTGAGGATGACGGCTGGCCGCTGGCGGCGGTCAGTGGCTCGTTGATTAAGACGTGCATGGTGGCCCAGGCGAGATCGGCATGACTGGCTTCCTCGGTGCGGCTGGCCTCATAGGTGGCGCTGCGCCCGCTGCTGGTCATGGTTTTGCGGATGGACATAAACGACTGCGTGAGGTCGGTCGCGCCGACGTCGTACTCGAGGCAACCGCGCGTGATAGTGTCCTTGGCTTTCAGCACCATCGCGGTCTTCATTTCCGGGGTGTAGCGGATTTCACGCGCGGCCGGGTAGAACGAGCGCACGAGCTGGAAGACGCCCTGGCCGAGCCCGGTCGCATCGATGCCGATGTACTCGACGTTATATTTCAGCGTCAGCTCGCGGATAGATTCGGCCTGCTGTGCGAAGTCCATGCCTTTCCACTGGTGGCGCTCAAGGATGCGGAATTTACCCCCGGCGACCACCGGCGGCGCGATAACCACGCACCCGGCACTGTCGCCGCGTAATGACGGGTCGTAGCCGACCCATACTGGACGATGACCGAATGGCCGGTCGGCGAACGGCGCGACGTCCTCCCATTTCTCCAGACTGTCGACCATGCAGCGCTGTAATTCCTCGAACGGGAATACCGAGGCTTTATCGTCGACGAACTCGCACATAAACAGATTGCGGAAGTCATCGACGCTGTTTTCGCGGCGCAGGGTGTCGATATTAAACAGGGTACAGCCTTTGGCGAGCGCATCCTCAAGCGTGACAATCTGCCGCCACTGGCCGTCCGGGCAGGCGACGCCCTTCGCCAGTGCCGCGTGCGTGATATCGATATCGACCCGCTCGCTGGCATTTGACCGGCCCCGGTTAAATTGCTCGCCGGACCAGAACGGGTAAGCCCCGTGCGCCAGTGAGGACGGCGTCGAAAAATACGTTGTACGCAGGTGCTCCTGCGAAGACATCCCGGAGGAGACTTTTTTCAGTTGCTGGAAGTTGGGGATCCAGAAAATTTCATCGACGTACAAATCGCCGTTATGGCTTTGCGCGGTGTTGGAGTTGGTACCGAGAAAAATCAGTTTCGCACCGTTGTTGCCGATGACAATCGGGTCGCCGGTGAGCTCGACTTCAGCCAGCTTCGCAAACTGGATGATGTACTCGCGGAACACGTAAGCCTGCGTTTTACTGGCCGACAGGAAAATCTGATTGTTTCCGGTCTTCAGCGCCCGCATCAGCGCCTCGCGGGCAAAATAAAACGTCGCGCCAATCTGGCGGGATTTGAGGATATGGCGGATACGGTGCGCCAGCCCGGCGCGGTACCAGTCGAGCTGATACTCGAATGACTGGTCGAGGAAAATGTCCTCGAGCTTTTCGATGGCCTCATCGCTGAAAAAGTTCTTTTTCGGCTTCTTCTTCTCGCCCTTGTTGCGGTTGGCGACGTTGGGGTTTAAATCCGCCTCGTTGCCGGTCTGGCCGTAGCGGTTCACCCGCGCCAGACGCTCCATTTGTCGCGCCAGAAAATCAGCGACCTTGAAATCATGTGCCGTCAGGTCGGGCTTTGCATACAGCTGGATGAGTCGTGCCTCGAGCGTGGTTTCGACGCGCGTCAGGGGCGCGGTCGCTTCCCACTGGTCGCGCTGTTTCCAGCTCTGCACCGTGGGGCGTTTGGTCTGCAACATCTCCGCGATTTGCGGCACGGAAAAGCCCTGCCAGAACAGCAGCGCTGCCTGTCGTCGCGGGTCGCTCAGGAGTGTGGTCTCAGTGGTGATGGTCATGTTTGCCTCGCCGTGGTTGATACAGGGCAAGGCTAAAGAAACAGGGGCGGTGAATCGCTAAAGCCCTGTTGTGTCAGGGGTACGCCATCCGCAATCGGTAGCCGCTGCGGGGGTGAGTCGGGAAACTAAGCCTGACCCGAAAACCCAACCTCAGGACACCTGACTCATGGCAAAAAAAGCCTCCAAAATTTCGAAATGGTTTCGCATCGGCGTCGAGGGTGACACCTGCGACGGTCGCGTCATCAGCGCTTCCGATATTCAGGAAATGGCCGACACCTTTGACCCGCGTGTCTACGGTTGCCGCATTAATCTGGAGCATATCCGCAGTATCAACCCCGACGGCCAGTACGGCCGCTATGGCGACGTTGCCCAGGTTAAAGCCGAAGTCATCGATGATGACTCAGCGCTGAAAGGCAAGCTGGCGCTGTTTGGCAGAATCACCCCGCTCGATAACCTCATCGACATGGTGGCGAAAGGCCAGAAGGTTTACACCTCGATGGAAATTCGCCCGAACTTCGCCAACTCCGGCAAGTGCTACCTCACCGGGCTGGCCGTCACCGATGACCCGGCGAGCCTCGGCACCGAGTACCTCGAATTTTGCAGCCGCGCCACGGCGAATCCGCTGAACGGCAAGAAAGAGCAGCCGGGCGACCTGTTTTCGGTGGCGACCCTCGCCGAGCTGGAATTTGAAGACCAGCCCGAAACCCTGCTCAACAAGCTGACCGACACCGTCAAAACCATTTTCAGCCGCAGGCAACAGAGCGATGACGCCCGTTTCGCCGATGTGCATGAGGCGGTGACGTCCATCGCCGAACGTGTGCAGACCGGTGATGAGGCGCTGGAGATCCGTTTTGCCGCACTGGAAACCGAACTCGCGACCCTGAAGCAGGACGTCGCCACGCAGGGAGATGAAGCGGCGCAGCAGTTCAGCACCATCAAAACCACCCTGGACAAAACCGAAAGCATTAAACAGCCGCGTCGCCTGCTGAGCACCGGCGGTGATGTGACGGATGTGACGCTGACCGACTGCTGATTTACCCATTTCAAACAGGATAAAAATCAATGCGTAAAGAGACCCGTTTTAAATTCAACAAATACCTGAGCCGCCTCGCCGAGCTGAACGGCGTGGCGGTGCCGGACCTTGATAAGAAATTCAACGTCGAGCCGTCCGTCACGCAGAAACTCTTCGACAAAATCCAGCAGTCGTCCTCGTTCCTGCAACTCATCAACATGGTGACCGTGGGCGAGCTGACCGAGGAAAAAGTGGGCATCGATGTCACCGGCACCATCGCCAGCACCACCGACACCGACGGCGGTACCGAGCGCAAAACGGCGGATTTCTCGAAGCTGGACGCGTTCCGTTACTTCTGCAAACCGGTCAACTTCGATTACAACCTGAAGTACAACAAGCTCGACCTGTGGGCGCGATTTGAAGATTTTCAGATCCGTATCCGCAACGCCATCATCAAGCGTCAGGCGCTGGACTACATCACTATCGGCTTTAACGGCACGAGCCGCGCCCCCACCTCCGACCGCACGAAAAACCCGTTGCTTCAGGACGTGGCGGTCGGCTGGCTGCAAAAGTACCGCAACGATGCGCCAGAGCGCGTGATGTCACACGTCGTCGATGATGACGGCACCGTGATTTCCGACACGATTAAAGTCGGTAAAGGCGGGCATTACGCCAACCTCGACGCGCTGGTGATGGATGCGCACGAATCCCTGATTGAAGAAATTCACCGCGAAAACCCGGAGATGGTGGTCATCTGCGGGCGTCGTATCCTGACCGACAAATATTTCCCGATGATTAACAAGTTCCAGGCCAACAGCGAACAGCTCGCCGCAGAGCTGATTGTCAGCCAGAAAACCATCGGCCAGCTTCAGGCGGTGCGTGCGCCGTTCTTCCCGGCGAACAGCGTCTTTATCACCACGCTGGATAACATTTCCATCTACCTGTACGAAGACGGTCACCGCCGCCATATCGTCGAAAACCCGAAACTCGACCAGGTGGAAAACTACGAGCAGGTAAAAGTCGATTTCGTTATCGAGGATTACGCGGCCGGTTGCCTGATTGAAAACATCGAAATCCTCGAGCAGGACGAAGAGGCCACCCCGGAAGCGGCGAGCGCGAAAGTGTTTGCGACCGAAATGGTGAAAGCCATGCAGGCGCTGACCGCCGGGGTCGTCACTCAACATGCAGACGCCCCAAAGGCTGACGTGCATACCGACGACGGGGAGGCGTAACCGATGGCGAGCCCCGCACGGCGTCACGCGATGCGGGTCTCGGCCGAACAGGCATCGCAGCGGGAACAGCACCCGCTGCGCCATGCCACGGCTTACGAGCAAATGCTCGTGAAGCTGGCCGCAGACCGCAGAACGCTTTCACAAATCCATTCCAGAGAACGCAAGGCAGAGAAAAAGCGCGAGCTGCTGCCGTTTTACCTGCCGTGGGTAACCGGCGTGCTGGAGACCGGCACCGGGGCGCAGGATGACATCCTGATGACCGTGCTGCTGTGGCGTCTCGATGCCGGAGATATTCCCGGTGCGATTGAGATTGCCCGCTACGCGCTGCGTTTTGGCCTGTCGATGCCCGACGGTCATGCGCGCACCGCGCCGTACATGCTGGCCGAAGAGGTGGCGCTGGCCGCACTTCGCGCCCGCGCGGCTGGCCAGTCGGTGGACGTGCAGCCGCTCCTGACCGTTATCGAGATGACCCGCACCGCCGATATGCCTGACGAGGTTCGCGCCCGCCTGCATAAGGTCGCCGGTCTTATCCTGCGCGATGCCGGT